AAAATTATATTGTGGAATAAGCCTTTAGAGATAGGTTTGTGCAACAAAGCCCTTTAAATCCAGCCCATCTATAAACTAATAACCTGAAGTATTTCATTTAATACATTATTTGCATCTGTTGGAAATGATAGAATTACGAAAGTCAGTAAGTTGATATGTATGGGGCTTAAAAACATGCATCCTATAAGTGTGAGCAAATGAATACATTCATATACAGCTATCTGAAATTTTTAACCTATTGAAAATACAAAGGTTCACGTCTTGTTCCAACCATTTACAATCCAAACCAGATTAGGCGGATTCTACTTCTTTTATAATATACCTGTGGTTTTTGTATTTTTGTTAAAGTGAATTAAAACAACGATTTATTATTGGAAAATGACGTATTTTATGGTTAACTAAAAACGCTTGTAGACTATTTGTAGACTGTTGAGAAACATGGTTAAATCAAAGTTCGCTAAAACAGGTTTAAGACATGAAACTCAACAAATCTACTGTTGATGCTATTCCATTAACTGAAAAAGGTCAAAAAATATATAGAGATGCAGAACTGATCGGTTTTGCTGTTCGGGTAACTAATAAAAGTAAAACCTATATTGTTGAAAGGAGGCATGAAGGTGAACTCTATCGAGTGACAATTGGTAAAACCACCGATATTCCTGCAACAAATGCTCGAGCAAAAGCTCAGATGATCCTGGCGAAAATTTCAAACAATGAATATGAAAAGCCTATCAAATTAAAGAATGTTGCTAATCCTTTAGATATTACAGTGAATGAAGCTCTTCAAATTTATATTGATAGAAATGACTTTAGACCAAAAACAATTAGGCAGTACCGTAAGTACTTTGATTTATATTTGGGGTGGGGCAACAAAAAGCTTTTCCAGATATCTAAGCAAGAAGTACTGGATCGATTTATTGAGGTATCAGAAGTAAGTGAGTCGTCAGCAAATGGTGCTGTATCTCTTTTAGGTACCTTATGGAAGTATATTCATGTTCTTTATTCAACAGATGAGAACCCGATTCTTAAAAGTAATCCAGTTGACATTATTTCCGTAACAAGAGGTTGGAATAAAATAGCAAGTAGGGATAGACATCTCCATAAAGACATCATTCACAAATATTACAATGCAGTGCTTCATTATGAAGATGAGTTAAATCTGGAAAATACTGCTAGGTCAAACACGCATCGGGATATCGTATTGATGTGCATGTATACGGGATGCCGTAAACAGGAGGCATGTTGTCTAAAGTGGGCTGATGTAGATATTAAAAATGGTACCTTAACTTTTAGAGATACCAAAAATGGTTCAGATCATACTTTTCCTATTGGTGATCATCTACACAGTATTTTGCGTGAACGTTGGTTATTAAGAGAAAACGACTGGGTTTTCCCAGCTACTAAGATGCCTACTTCGTGGAATATGCATGCAACTAAGGTAGATACATTATTGAATAGAGTGGGTAAGGAAGTTGACTATTACGTTTCAATGCATGATTTCCGTCGTACATTTGCCACTATATGCAACCTTTTAAGATTTAATATTTATGTGACAAAAAGACTTCTTAATCACACGGCTAAACCAAGAATTGATGTGACAGGTGGTTATGTTCAAATTCCAGATGAGGAATTAAGAGCTTCAATGAACATGATTGAAGCGGTGTATCAAGGTAAGATTGATTGCTTTAATTATCAATCTGTATGGGCAGAAAGATTAAAAGAAATAAAGGCGGTTTAACCGCCTTAAACTGTTGCAAGCTGTGCTGTATTAAGCACAGTCTTGCTTTGCTCATATTTCAAAACGTCTTTCTTTTTATATGAAACACGTCTCCCAATTTTCGAGAAAGGCAGTGATGATTGATCACAACGCATTCTAGCTAATGTCCAAGGCGAGCAATCTAAATAAAGGGCTACAACCTCTTGAGGAAACTTCTGTTCTTCATTAGCCATTATGAAGCGATCCAAATATTCTTGTTGCTCTGCATCAGATAGATTTCTCAGATCTTTTAACATTTACTCCTCCTTACTTTCCGCTTTAACTTCTAACTGGATGCCTTCATATGTGCCATCACCCCCACAATTCAGACAGTGTGTATATATGCCTAAACCATCCCCATCAGGACTAAAGTTTTCAGGTAATGAAACATCTATAAATTCAGTACCGCCAATTGGCTTCGTATGAATATGAGGGGCAAGGCCGTAATAGGGGAAAATGCATTCACCGTTCCCGTCATCACAAAAATCACATGTTTTAACTTTTAATCCACTCATCCTTTAGTTCCTCAACTCATTACGTTCTTTCTTCAATTGACGCAAAAGGTTGTGAAGGGTAACGGTTACAGCTTTATCTAAACTTTTAGTTGAATGGAATTCTGCAAGCTGAGACAGTGCTAAACCAAAAATGTGATATGCAAAAACTTTTGCAGCTTCCGGATTGTTTTTGATAAGCTCCTCAGTACTTGGACAAATGATTTCTTCAAAAATATGAAGAGCCACCTGATCCGGAGTACCTTCAATACGGCTAGGGCTCAAATTAACTTCACCAATAACTTTGCTCATTGTTGAGAATCCTCACTTAAAATTTCCCATTCACCCCAATCGCCCAAATAACCAGATTTTGAAATGCTTGTTGTAATCACTTGACCATCATCACAAGTTACTTTCATTCGATTGGCATCTATGCGAACAGCTTTATAAACAACATCCATTTGTAAATTTGCTGGTAAAGGACTTGAGCCATTTACAGATTTAATTCTTACTTCCATTTTTAAGCCCTCAAATAGACCTATATACCTTTTACATTTGTAGGTGCAATTGATAATTCAGAAGAGATTAAGAAGCCGCCATTACTTCCTTTGGCCAATCTCAATTTAGCCCATTATCGTGACAGTGCGGACTTTCAAGAGTCCGTTTTTTATATGGGGCAACCTCAATACTTTGCGAAGGGTGTTACATGGGAATGGTACGACCAAGCCAAAAAACGTGGCATATACATTGGTGCGAAAGTACTTTTGCCTTTACCTGAAAATGGTGGATTAGGAATTGTACAAGCCGACCCTAATACTCTTGCCCGGGAAGCGATGAAAGATAAGTGGGAAAAAATGAAGGAGATGGGGGCGCGTTTAATTGAGAAGGGTACAGCGGGTAAAAAGACTGCTACGGAAGCGAATAGCGATGACGCTGTTCAACATTCAGTTCTTTCGCTCTGTGTAGTCAATATGAATGAAGCCTTGTCAGCAGCATTACGATGGGCAGCAAAGTTTGTAATGCCTAATGTGGATGTTCTAACTAAAGATGATTTGATGTTCGAAATCAGTCAAGAATTTAACAAACAGGGTTATTTAGCTGAGTTAGCTCGACAGTTATTTGAAGCAGCTCTACAAGGCCGATCTTCATTTAAATCATGGTGGGAATACAACCAAACAGGTATGTTCCCTAAACAAAAATATGAAGAAGAGCTTCAGAATGTTGAAGCAGAGCAAGATGGGACTTTAAATCAAAAGGTAGAGTGAGATGGCAACAGATATCAAAAAACTATTTGAAGCACTCACTCAGCACCAGGCCTATCTTTATCGTGCTTCATCAAAAACGGTAAATGAGTTATTGGCTTTATTCAATGATGATACGAGCAAGATGCTATCTAAGCTTCGGGATTTATTGGATGAGCTTAATGAGTCGGAGAAAGTTGCTTTAGCTGGTGGTAAATATACAACTTCAAATTTAAGGGAAATTAGGGATTTGATTGCCCAATGGTTTGCCAGTGTTAATTTAGCATTACCTGAAGCTTTTGCCGTTTCTGCTACGGCGCTGGCTGTTTATGAGGCCAATTACGTAGCTAAGCTCTATGGAGCAAAAATTAATAAGCCTGATGGGGAAAAACTATTCTTATCCGCTAAAAAAGTTCCGTTGGCAGGTGGCGCTCTTGTCGATGATCTGCTTTCAAGAATTGCTGAAAGTGCCCGTCAAAAGGTTGAGTATGCAATTCGAGATGGTATTAATTCAGGCAAAACTAACCAAGAAATTGTTCAGCGTATTCGTGGTACCAAACGGCTTAACTATGAAGATGGGATCTTAAATGGTACCAAAACTGATATTGAGCGAACGGTAAGAACTGTGCGAAGTCATGTAGCTAATCAAGCCTATCTAAATAGCTTCAACCAAATTGGCTTTGAATATGTCCGATTTGTTAGCGTTTTAGATGGACGAACTTCTAAGCTTTGCGCTTCATTAGATGGTTCAGTGTGGGAAATAAATGATCCGGCAAAGCGAGTGCCGCCGTTACATCCTAACTGTCGCAGTATCTTGGTTCCGGTCGAGAAGGACGGTCAACTTGTTGGCGAACGGCCATTTGTAATGGACGAACGTAGAGTTAAAGACATCCCCAAAGAAGAGCGAAGCCAGTTAATAGGACAGTTAGATGCCAATACCACTTTTAAAGAATTCTTTAAAAAGACAGATGATTTCTTTCAAAAAGAGTGGCTAGGGCCGAAGCGTTACAAGCTCTATAAGGAAGGAAAATTTGATTTTGAAAAGTTCTTTGATCCTGAAGGCCGTTTCTATAGCTTAGATGATTTGAGAAAGTTGGATGAAAAAGCTTTTAAAAAGTTGGGTCTGTAATTTTTCTTATGTTATTTTTTTTAAAACATCAGAATTTATACAATATGAAAACAATAGCTTTTGTATGTCTAACCCTAATTTCCATCACTTGTTTAGCTGAACCAAGTCAAAAATATCTTAAAGAATATGATCGATTGTCTGAAGCTTTGGAGTCAGCAATGGCAAATGCATATTCTTTTGATCCTACAACTGGTCAAGTAAAACAGGCTACTCAAGATTTAGAAGCTAAAAATAATTTATGTAGAGCTGCCCAGGCGAAACTAAACCTCACCACGTTTTTAAAAGACAATTTAGAGGAATCTAAAGAGCTTTATAAATCTATTGATGGTGCAGAGACTCTAGATAAAAATTATCTTAGTGGACAACAGCAGGAACAACAAAATCTCGTTTCAAATTTGAAAAAAGACCTTGTTGGAACTGGATTTAACTGTGAGTAATTATTGCCGATTACAGGTAATTCTAAACTCACTTAAGACACAATTTTCACCTATATAAGCGCCCAAATGGCGCTTTTGTCATTTATGGAGTTTGGCTTATGAGTGAATCAAAAGTTAGACATTTGGTACTTAAAAGAGTTTCAGATAAATCTTCTCATCTTGCTCTTTGTGACGAGGAAACAGGTATTCCATTAGCTGGATTAACCGCTGTAAAAATGAATTGTAGTGTTTTTGAGGGTCCAGCGACTATCACGGCAACATTTGATGTAGGTGGTCCTCAAGGCATCCGCTTAGTTGGTGATGAACCTAGACAAAAGGTTTGGGGTGCAAAGGAAACGTAGCGAAAGGTACTACAAATGCCTGAAAAGCAAATCAATATGTCAGATGCTCAATATATTCTGAGCACAAAATGAATTCTGGTGCCATTTCTTCAAATTAAGGTTTCAAGCTATGGCAATTTATGGTTTTACTTTTGAAAGATTAAAAGCAATTGCACTCATCAAATAGAACTTAATTTTTAACCATAGCACCTTCGGGTGCTTTTTTTGTGAGAAGAAAATGCCAAGCCCTATTATCCAATATTTCCAATATGAACATTTACCTGAACATTTGCAGCAAGTTAGTAAGCCAATTGGTGATTTAGCTCGGCAAATGGATGAGCAACTTCCTGACGGGCCTGAAAAATCCACTGGATTAAGAAAGCTACTTGAAGCAAAAGATGCATTTGTACGCCAAGCTTTAAGTAAATAATCATTTATAGAAATGAAGCGTCCTAAAGGGCGCTTTTTTATTGCCTGCCGAAAGCGGATGCTAACGGCGAATCCGGGCGGATGCCCATTTTGTATATATAGGTTGGATGACCAATGAAACTTAAAACAGTAACAATCGACGGTAAAGTTTATGCGGAAGTAGACGGTGATAAGCCGATCTATATTCATGATGACGGCAAAGAAATGCCACATGATGCACCACACTCGGTAGCAACAATTGCACGCTTAAACAATGAAGCTAAAACACATCGTGAAGCCAAAGAAGCAGCCGAAAAAGCATTAAAAGCTTTTGAAGGAATTGAAGACCCAGCGGCAGCTAAAAAGGCATTACAAACAATCCAAAATCTCGATGATAAAAAGCTGGTGGATGCCGGTGAAGTTGAGAAAGTTAAAGCTGAAGCTATCAAAGCAGTTGAGGAAAAATACGCCCCGATTGTTGCGCAACGTGATGCTCTAGAAGCCTCTTTACATAAAGAACTTATCGGCGGTGGTTTTGCTCGTTCTAAGTACATTCAAGACAACATTGCAGTACCTGTGGACATGGTGCAAGCGACCTTTGGCCATCACTTCAAAATCGAAGAGGGCAAGGTGGTTGCATACGATCAGAACGGTGAAAAGATTTATTCACGTGTACGTCCCGGTGAACTTGCAAATGTTGATGAAGCTTTAGAGTCATTGGTTGGTGGATACCAGCATAAAGACTTAATTCTTAAAGGTGGTAAAGGAACTGGTGGCGGTTTTCAAGGTGGGGGCAAAGGTGGAGCGCCTGCAGGAATGAAACGCAGTGAAATGTCTGTTTCTCAGAAAGCAGATTACATCAAAGAACATGGCAATGATGCCTTCCTAAAACTACCGAACTAATCATTAAATATTTGGAGATAAGTAGTTATGACTACAACAGTTAATTCCGACATGATCATCTACAACCAACTGGCTCAAACAGCCTATTTAGAACGATTACAAGACAATTTGAATGTTTTTAATGAAGCTTCCAATGGTGCGATTATTTATCGTAATGAAATCATTCAAGGTGACTTCAATAAAAATGCATTCTACAAAGTTGGTGGTAGCATTAAACATCGCGATGTGAACTCCAATGCAAAAGTAACTCCGGAAAAAATCGGTGCAGGTGAGTCTGTAGGTGTAAAAATTCCATATAAATATGGTCCTTATGCATCAACTGAAGAGGCATTTAAGCGCCGTGCTCGTACACCAGAAGAATTTGCTATGGTTGTTGGTTACGATCTTGCAGATGCATTGGTTGCAGGCCGATTAGAGTACAGTTTAGCTTCTTTAAAAGCTGCTATTTCTAGTAATCCCGATATGGTTGCGAAAGGAAGTATCGTTGTTGATGGCCGCAAAGCATTAACTCGTGGTATGCGAAAGTTTGGTGATAAGTTTGGCCGAATTGGCTTATGGGTGATGAACTCAGATACATATTTCGATATTGTCGATGATGCTATCACTAAGCAAATTTACGGTGAATCTGAAATCGTTATCTATGGTGGTTTACCAGGAACCTTAGGAAAGCCGGTATTGGTGACGGATGCTGTAGGTGATAACGATGCTTTTGGTTTGCAGTATGGTGCTGTAACTGTAACTGAATCACAAGTACCGGGCTTCCGAGCTTATGACATCAATGATGAAGAAAACTTAGCAATCGGTATGCGTGCTGAAGGTGCATTTAACCTAGATATTCTTGGTTATAGTTGGGATACATCGAAAGGTGAAAATCCTGATCTTACATTACTTGGTTCAAGTGCTAACTGGATTAAATATGCAACCAGCAACAAAATGACAGCAGGTACCTTACTTGATTTATCAGGTACAGCGACAACTGGTTAAAACCTAAAAATTAAAACCGTAAGAGGGCTAATAAGCCCTCTTTTTTATTATTAAGAGAAAAGCGCCATGAAGATTATCTATACACGCATTGCAGCACTGGCTGCATTAGAGACAGGCTGATGTGTGCTGAAAAAACAGGAGGTTTTAACTTGGTAAACTAAACACACTCATCAGGAGTTTACCATGAGCAAGAAACACAAGACTTACACCACAGAATTTAAAGCTGAAGCCATCAAATTAATTGAAGCCAATCAAGGCAATGTCTCGGAAACAGCCAGACAACTTAGCATTTCAATGCAAACTCTTTCAAATTGGAATACCAAAGCAAAGGCTGGAACTTTAGCAGGTACAAAACAGTATTCACCTGATCTAAACGCTCTACTCGAAGAAAATAAAAAACTCAAACAACAGCTCAAAATAGCTGAAATGGAACGTGAATTTTTAAAAAAGGCAGCAGCGTACTTTGCCAAAGAAAGTCAGTAAGGTACGC